AACCTGACGAACCAGAGTTTACTACAGTAGCGGAAGAACCCGCCGCTCCTGTTGTGACCGTTCCAACTGCGATAGTCGCCGCTGAACCAGTAGGTCCAGTGTTACCACGGGGAAGTGTAAAGTCAAAAATTGCGGCGCTGGCGGTACCAACATTTGTAACAACTGCCGAGCCACCAGCGGCGCTGGCGGTAACAGTTCCAACTGCAACCGTGGCAGGAGTACCAGCGGGTCCTATTGAACCAGCAGTACCAAAGTTAACCCACTGAGTACCGTCCCAGACGTAAGATGCTTTAGCCATTATGCCATCTCCGCACTTGCTGTCCAGTGTGCATTAAAAGGAGTTCCCACTGCGCCAAGCCCGCCGCTTTTATTTAATCTAGGCAAAGATTTTTCATTTCCGCCAAGCAAAGTAATACCAGTAACATCCGCTCCAGAAACATTATTTCTTGCAGAACCAGCGGCAACTGAACCATTTGTACTATAAATGGCAAACGTAGGAGCGGCTCTCATTGATGTTGGAAGCGGACCCCCATTTCCAGAATCAGATGTATTAATACAAATAAAAGTAGCACCATCAGTTACGTTTGTTAGTGCTTGTAAAGCGGTTCCAATTGGATAAGAAGTTTGATAATACCTTTGACATAAATTTAATTGTGTTCCAAAAGGTAAATACTCAAACGGAGTAGCAATTGTTCCTTGTTCTAATTGAACTCCAGTAATGTCAAAATAATCATTTGCTCCAGCCGTACCTGTAGCAAAATAAAGAAATTGAACATTTAATTCTGTTGCAGTAGAAGGAACTGAATAAGTATAAGAAAATTTTTGCCATGAAGTAGTTAAAGTTGAAGTTCCAACAGTTGTATTGGTTTGACCCGTCCAAGTTTGATTAATGACTCCTAATGTACCTTGGTCAATTCCAGTTCCTTGATTAACAACTACAGTTAAAGCGCTAGAAGCACTAGAAAAGTTAGCACCTGCTCTAGCCCAAAAAGATAAAGTTAATGTTTTTCCTTGAACTCCATAAACATTTGCTGATTCAATAGTTTGACCAACAGCAATAGCCGCAGTTCCAGTATTAGATGCTTGTCTTCCCACCCTTAAAATATTAAAAAATCCTGTTAAAGTTGCTGTTGTTGAATAAATAGGAGCACCAACGGTAGAAAGTCCACTAAATACCCACCATCTGTCAGCAGTAAATTGATAGACGTTAGTAGTAGTTGTAAGTGTAGCCCTTTGTTTAACTCTCATGTCGCCATTAATTAAAAGATTACGAAAACCAGCAAGTTGACCGCTATTTAAAGAACTTACAATGGGGTCGGTTAAAGTTTTGTTTGTAAGAGTTTCAGTTCCGTCAATAGTAGCAAAATCAGCATCAGACATTGCAGTATTGAACTGGGCTTTTGTACCTGTCAAAGTATTGCTAGTTAAGTTAATTGTCTTGTTGGTAAACGTCATTGCGTATGTAGCAACATCGTAAATGTCTACATCGGACTCAATCCAGACATCTCCAATAGCAGGGGAAGTTGGAGCATTAGCCTGATAAGCCACATTGCCAGAACCACCACCACCGCCAGCAGAACCGTATGGAGCCAACTGACCAATAGCAAAAATGTCAGTGTTATCTGTTACAAGCCAAACAGCCTGATTAACGTCAGGGGTAAAGTTACCAAAAAGTTTAATGCCAGCAGTTACAACGGCATTTCCAGAGTCATCAGTTGCTCCAGCAATTTGAACGTCAACTGTATTGCTAATGGAACTGTAGGCAATTACTTTACCTTGCCTAAAACGAACTGGGTTTGTTTCAGATGCAAGAGACTTTTTGAGTAAATCAAAATTTCCGCCAATAGCAGGACGGCGATTAGGCTGTGGACTTGTCCTAGCCATGAGTTAAATCTTAACTATGTAATTGACATCAATGTATGGCGGAATGTTAGAAATTGTATCGCTTGTGCCTTGACCGTGAGTATGTGCGCCTTCTCCGCCACTTGTGTTAAACGCCGCAATGTCAATTGTGTGAGAGTGAGTTGTAGAAGTGGTTGTTGAATCATTGCCACCATTGTAAGAAGCACCAGCAGAAGTATTTCCATCACTAGCACCATCTGAGGTATTTGAATAAGCATTGGTTCGGTAAGGATTACCTGTGCTATTTCCAGCACTTGCACCATCTGTAGAATTACTATAAACACCACCTCTAATTGAACCATTTGTTCCTTCTTCACCAATATTAATGGTAACGCTGTGAGTGTGGTTTTGGTTTGCGTGGTTATAGCCAGTTCCAGTTCCTTGAAAAACTGTGTTATTGGAACTTGAAGCATTAGAAGTATCTGAAACAGATGGCGGATTATAGTTGTGTGTATGCGCCATGTCGTGAGAGTGGTCAGTGGTATTGTGCGTGTGAGCAAAACCATGAGAGTGGTCGGGCGTTGTATGGTAGTGGTCGTCAACAACGTGGGAGTGACCACCATCACCGCTTTGTGTAAATGCTGGAACATTTACTTCGTGATTGTGTCCACCAGCGGAACCCGTACTTAAACCAGTATTTGTGTGTTGGTGAGTAGCGGAACCACCAGCAGTTCCAGAAAGAGTTCCAGTAAGAGCAGAACCACGAGCAAAACGCTCACGCATATCTGGCAAATTAAAAGTAGTAGAACCGTTACCAGCACCGTATCGTGTTCCAAATAAATCAAAAAGACTGCTGTAAGTAGAACGAGAAACTGCACTACCAGTACAAAATAACCAACCATTTGGAGCGGTAGTTCCTAAATACTGAACCATTGCTCCAGTAGGAACTGTACCCGCCAATGGGTCAACTGATGCTGAGATAGAAATGTTTGCAGAACCGTCAAAAGATGCTGAACCTGACAAACTTCCAGTAAGAGAAATTGTTCTACCAGTTGCTAACCTTGTGGCAGTAGTTGAATTACCATTAATGTCAATAACAGGCAGTACGCCATTAAAGGCACCACCGCCAGTAGCGTTTAAATAGTTATCAATGTCTTCCGCTAACTGACGTATATCGCGTGGAATGTCTGGGTCATCAGCAGAAACGGGGTATCTAAACCCGCTTGTAGTTGTTGCCATTTACAAATCTCCTTTTGCGAATCTCATAATTTTACCTAACTAAGCCCTACGTTTGCCGCTAGGAAACGAACTGAGCGAGCCTTTGCAGACATTGACTCAGTGGGTGATAAAGGAATTGACATTGAGTCAATAATCAAAACTACGTTAATTCTGGTTCCAGAATTCTGAACTTGAACAATGTCATAAACATCATGGGCTGGATTCACAATCTGCGACCATGAGATTTCTTCAGCCGCACCTGTGTAACGACCTAAGAGTTTTTGAGCGGAAGATTGAGCAACTTCAGGGCTTGTTAAAAGGGTGGAAGTTAAGAAAATTGGAACTTCACCGAATGGACCGTACCGATAGGTAGGGGAGTTAACGTCATCATCCCATGCTTCTGCTCTGTATGGTTCTAGCATTGCAGTTCCCTCAGCGGTTAAAACAACGCCATTGTATGTGTACTCAGTTGTCAACCTACGGTTAACTCCAAGCAACATTGCTTCTTCATTTTCAATGTAATAAGTAGATGGTGTTGCGGTACTTGGGTCTGGAAAGGCTTGCATTGAACAAACACCTTCAGGGTTAAAATACAAGTCGTATCCAGATTTCTCTGCTACTGACACTGCTCCAGCCCAAGGGTCAGTTCCAGTTTGAAATACAAGTTGATTAATTTGCAAGTCAACAGCAGGTAAATCTAATTCAATGTCGGTAAATCTATCTTCTAAAATTTCAGTTAAAACATCAACTAAGTTACCAGCAGTAGCAACATACGGAGCAGTCCAACGATTTCTTGAAATTTTTAAAGAGCGGTCAACTCCATTTACATTAATGACTACACCTTGGTCATTGTCAGAAATTTCAACATTGGTAATAATAAAAACTCCAAGAGGAACTTCTTCAACTGACCCATCATCGTAGGTAACACCGCGCCAAACGTGAATTTCATTACCAAATGGGCTTAATGGAGAAAATCCTGTTTCTGGAACGAATTCTGCTGGTGGCAAATCAACGTCATAGCGAGAAATAAATTTCAGTACAGGATAGGCAGAAACAAAACTATCAATAGTGGCATAATCTACATATTCATCAGCAACGTCCGAATAGGTATTGTAAATAGGAACTCTAACTACGGTATTTCTTGTTGAAGAATCTGCCAACGAAAGATTTAATGTTCTACGGGCTAAATTTCTAGAATCAACTGTTACATTTCCAGAATTAGGATACAGGATAAGTACAGTTCTATTTCCTGACCGAACTTCAACTCGTATAGAACTATTGTGGGTATAGCGAATTGTTTCTAAAAATGCAGGGGTTACGGCATACATTAATACGCCTCAATTTCTACATAATCAACACTCACGCGCCGAATTCGTCTACCAGAAGTTCCCCCCATTTGCCAAGAACGAGAAATCAAACGAACGTATTTTTGTGTTCCGTATGGGTCTTGAACAAGAAGTTTTCCTTGGTAGCGCAAAATGGTTTCTAGCAAATTAAATTCGCTATCGTTAATGGTTGTAATTGTGTACTGACCATCGTTTCCATAAACATAACCGCCAACTACAACTGGAGTGGTTCTGCCAAGTGGTCTAAATACTGCAACAGATTCAGTAAAACCTTCTGAAATTCCATTTGCAACTCTAATTCCACCTAAATTTAAAGTAGAATCCGAAACTGCTTTAAACCACCATGTAGCATCATTTGAAATTGCAACAGTTAAATTAGAAGAATAGTTTGAAGTAGATAAATTTTCTCCCAGTACACCAATAGCAGAAACGCGATACACGACATTTTGCCCTCTTGGTGCTTCATGGTCAATAATAGAAACAGTAAATGTGCCATCTGGTACTAAAGCATCTGCTCCTCTTACGTCAACCCAAGTATTTGCTCCATCATCTGAGCGCTCAATGTGAAAGTATTGTGAGTCAAAACCTAACGCAACAACACTTGCTCCAACAGCACTAAGGCTTACATAATTTAAACTCGAATTGTAAGTAGCAGATAAAGTTGGAATTGTGGGTGTAACAACATCTTGAGTGTATTGATTAAAGTCCCATTGAGAATAAAGAATGTTGCCAGCAATAACTTTTCCACTGCGTAAATAAACACGATACACACCATCTACAAGAAGCGTTCCACCAGTTATACCAGTGCTAAAGTCACCCGAAGCAATTTCTCCAGAATCATAAATTGGAATAGAAGTTGTTGGATTAAATCCAACTGCTCCATACTGCGCCGCAGTAAAAAACTTAATCTGGTAGTAATCCTGCTGGTCTCCATCCGAATCAGTGTAAGTCCACTCAATTGTTGGAGATGAGGTAGTTGACACAACGGTTGTTGAAAATACTGTATGAACACCAGATTGGGTTCCACTGGTATTAATTTTTGTTCCAGCGGTTGCAAGAGCAGAAGTAGTTGAAAGATTAAAAGTATTTGTAAGTGGATTTGTTACATAATAAACGGTATTTGCTGTTAAACCAGTTGGTAAGGCTCCTGTGGTTGTAAAATAAACAGGCGCTCCAACTGCTAACCCATGAGCGTTATTGGTAACAACTGCTGGAGAAGCGATTGTGATTGTTGCAGTAGTTCCAGCGCTTGTTCCTGCTGGGGCAGTAATGTTTACGGTTGGTTCATTAGCGACATCTATGTCTACATAAACTTCATTTAAAGTTGCTTGAAAAGTATTTTCTCGATACTCGCTAAATTGAGCGCGTATGCCATTTAATCTAGATTGTGTCCATTCTTGACCATCTGGAGAAGTTGAGTACCAAGGACCTGTAAATAAAGTTTCAGTTAAATACTCACCACGGACAGCAATTGGAGTTGTGTAACTAGCAGTACCGCCAAGAAGAATACCCAACTGAGCGTCAAATTTTCCAGTATTATCTGCGGTCTTTGCTTTAATACGCAATCTAACTTGGCGAACTCTTTGGGTAGCGGAAAGAGTAACTGTGTCAGGAAATGTAAAAGAACAGCGCTGGGTTCCAGTTAAAGAACCGTCTTTTTTAATACCAGTTGTGTTTACATCATCTGCAAGACCAGCAACTTTAGTAGCCGCCGCTCCTACCTTAAGAAAGTTAGCAACTCCAGTGCCATCAGCATTTGGACGAATAGTTGTAACAGCCATTATGAAGCCCTCGAATTCGCTAGTTCGCGTGCCAACTCAGCCATTGCTTCTGCAATTGCCGAATTAACTGTTTCTCTAATGTCAGTTCTTGTTTCGTTATCCAAGTTATCGCCAAAGATAATTTGAACTGCACCCTCTTTAATCTCAATTTTTGTGTTGACTACACCCTTGGCTTCTTCAGTTCCCATACCGAACTGAGAACGCGCCGCAATGTCACCAATTGCCGAACCTGCAAGGTCAATACCGCTTTGGAAACTATTAACTTGGCTTACAGCAGACTGACCTTCCTTAACAAGAGCGGCCGCCATGGCGCCACCAGCAACAGGACCCGCTGAGATAAGTTCTTGAAGCGATGCGTTGTTAAGACCAAGACCAGCGAGAGTGCGTAAGTCGGTACCAAACTTAGTAATCTTGGCAAGACGCTGGCGCATATTGTCAATAATCATGTTTGCGGTAACTGGGACACCTTGGTCGGGAGAAAGACTTGCAATACCGCCAAAGTCGTTAATTCCCTTTTTAACTTGGTCTGAGAAAGCCAAAACTTCTTGCGCTTGTTTTTGAATCTCGGATAGTGCAGATTTAGCGGCTTCTGTAATTCTTTTAAGTCTTTCAGCCGCTCTTTGAGCCGCTCCATCAGCACCATCAGCAATGTCGTCCATTGCATCTGTAACTGGGTCAAATAAAGTTTCGGATTCTTTTCCGATTGCTTTGTCTGCGGTATCAAACATACCTTGAACAAGGTCAAGGAATCCAGAAATACCTTCTGTAAGATTTTGTGTAAATGAAGTTGAAGTAAAATTAAGTACGTTAGTTGCGGCGCTTCTTAACCAAGTTGCCGCAACATTAGCGGCCGCAACTAGAGTATTTGCAATTCCAGTACCCCAGTCCTTACTGGTAAAGTCTGTAATTTTTTTAGCAATACCTTGCAAGAAAGTACCAGCAGTTTTAGCGCCATTAGAAAGACCTGCAACGTAACTTTCAACAAAAGTGCCTACGTCTATCTTTTCAATTTTCTTTGCAGTGTTGTTTAGTCCTCTTTCAATTCCTCTTAATGCTTTAGCCCCAGCATTAGTAAAAGCAAATACTTTGTCCGTCCAACTGCCCATGTTTTTAGCCGCTTCTTCAGCAGAATTATTTCCGCCTTTAAAAACTCCTGTAATAGCGTCTACAATTCCTTTAACAAGGTTTTTAGCGGCGCTAAATACTCCACTAAGAAGTTTTCCAAGTATTGTTAAAACACCTTTAGCAAAATCAGCAACAACCTTGCCAATTTTATTAAATCCTTGAGTAAAGCCGTCCCCAAATTCTGCAACTGCTTCCAATAAACCAGCGTACAAACCAATTATGTTTGCAAAACTTTTAATAAAAAATACAACAACATTTTTAATTACATCGCCCACAAAAGTCCATACAGCAGTAATAGCCTTAGCAAAACCAGAACCAGATGACATTAATTTAGAATAAGCAAGAAGCAAATCGGCAAAATAGTTAATTACTCCAGCAATAACAAATCCAACTGCTTTTATGATTCCGTTAAATACCAAAATAAATAGGTCTCTTAGCGCTCCGCCTTGACCCATTACTTTTGCAAAACCTTCAAGCAAACTGGCAAAAGTATTAAGCACAAAAGCAATTCCAGCGCCGACTACCTTGGCAACTTGGTCAATTACTTGAGTCATTACATTTCTAAATGTTTCTGATGTACGCCATAAGTAAACAAATGCTGTAACTAATGCCAGAATTGAAAGAATAGGTAACAAAAGCGAAGACGCTAAAATTTTGTTATAAAAATCAAGTATTTTTACTTTAGCCGCAGTTATTACTGCCCAGTTTGAATATAATTGGAACGCAATTGTGGCTACCCCAATGCCAGCCGCTAAAGCGTAAACCATGTCTTTATGGCTTGCCATCCATGTAGTTGTTTTTAAAATTACACTAGCCAAACCATTAACTACGGCAACTAAACTAGCAACAGCAAAAGCAAAAACTCCACCTAAAGCGCCAGAAACTTCCATAGCCATGTCTTTTAACGGAGCAAATGCTTTAAACAAATTTACAAATGCTTCTTGTAGTTGAGGAACTGTTAAAATAAGGGCAACAAAACCAGCAATAAGTGGACCCCCAGCACCAATTGAGCCAAGTAGATTTCCTATTATTGGTACGCCCTGAAGCAAACTTCTACCAAAGAAAACACTTAACGCACTGCCAACTGCGGCAATAATAGGAAGAAATTTAGCAAAACTTTCTGATAATGCTCTGGTTCTAGTTTCAATTTCAGCAGACGCTCCAGCAACTCCAACAATACGCTCTCTATACATTTGAACCGTGTCTGAAGTTTTCTGAATTTGAGTTAAAAACTTTTTAAGGGCGTCCATTCCAGCAGTAATTGGGGCAACCATGTAAGTAAATGCCCTACCGATAGCGTCAACTATTGGAGTAAGCGCTCCACCGTCACGAACTAATGCAGTAAAGGCTTTAGTTGCGTTGTAGGTGCTAAGAATTAAGGGTCCAAATGCTGAGGTCAATCCTTGACCAACTGCTACTTGAATTTCGTTAAACAAACGGGGGAACGAACGCAAAACTTTTGCTGGTTCCTTCATTGCCGCTTCATAGACGCCAGCAACTTTAGCACCTTCGGCAATAACCATGTTTGTAATGGCTTGCTTTTTTTGATACTCAGTTAGGGATTTGGTAGTTGTATCATTTGCACGAGCGTATTCCTCAAAGGCTTGTGACGCGGTTTTGGTAATACCAAGGTGACGCAACATCAAGGTGTCTTGGTTCATAATTGCGTAAGTTAAACGCATTGCGGTATCTGTAGAGTTTGCACCAGACAAAACCGCTAAGTCCTGAGCAACACGGGCAACCTTAGATGAATCTGATAATTGCAAATTAGCCTTGGCATACAACAAAACCATTTGTTGAGCGGCCGCCATCTCAATACCGTTGTCACGAACTGCAAGTGTCGCTTCACGCATTGCTTTGTAACCAAGACCAGTTGATTTACCAACTGCCCGCATTGCAACGTCCATTTCGTTGACTTGCGCGGCGGCGTGAAATGATTTAACGCCAAAAGCAATAATGGCACCGCCAGCAATAGCACTAACAGCACCTAATCCCATTAATGTTTTATGAGCAATGCCAGCGCTACCAGCAAAACTTTGAATTTGCTGATTTGCGCCATTCATGGAAGCGCCAGCGTTTTTTAATGAACCTCCAAAAGCATCTGCGGATTGCGCCGCTTGGTTCATGTTACGAACAAAGTTAGAAGCGTCAGCGGATATACGGGCTAGTACATCCGTTACGATTGCGTCTGCCACTTTCTAACCTTTCCGTTTATTGGCTCTACGTTCCTCTTCAGCCCTTAAATTGTGTAAAGATTCCCACTCCATCAACTCATAGGCTGTAATGGGACGATGGTTGGGGGAACCGTATAACAGTTCCCCCACCGTCCTACCCAATTTCTCGGCTAAGTCAAAAACAAATCTACGAGTCGGATGAGTCAGGAAATCGCTTTCCTGCATCATCGCTCTCTTGCTTTGACAAACCTCCGACCTGCATACCTGCTTCAGCCAAACGGTCTAAAGCGGTGGCAGATTTAGCCATTAGTACATCTCGGTCTGAAGGAGAGAAAATTTTCTCACCCGTTTCTGGGTCATGTGCAGAAGCAATTACGATATCTGGATACATGACTTTTAAGTCAACTGCTCCAGTAGTCGGATTAACTGCACTTTCCAGAATTGCTGTACGGTCAGCACCAGTCATTCCGCGAACTTCGATAGACATTCCCCATTCAGGGACTTCTACGATTTTCTTTGGAATATCGTCTGTTGCTAAGATTTGGTCACGGATGGACACTTTTTCTCCTTGAGGTTAGGGGCACTAAAGCCACGTTTTTATTCAGTTATGTATTACGGAGTGATGTCGCGTGTAATGGTGCCAGTAACCTGCAACTCAAGTGAGAAGGTTACAACGTCACCAACAGAAGCGGATACTTCGTAAGATGTGATGAGTGCTTCACCCTGATACTCAGGGTTAGTTGATGCAATTGTTCCGCTGTTAGCACGGTATGTCCAAGAAGAACTTGTTACAGTTCCAGCAGACAGAGCGGCTTGAACAGCGTTAATCTGAGCATCAATAGTTGCATCAAATTTGCCAGAGACAGAAATTGTTGCATCGGATAGACCTACAATGTAGGACTTTGCGCTGGAACCCATTGCTGTGGTTTCAGCAGTTTCGAGTGATTGTGAAAACGAGATGTCTTCAATCACGCTTGATAGGTCTACAAGTGAGCCAGCCGCGTTGTCTAATTCAAAGCGGGCGGATTTACCGTGACGAAATGTTGGCATAGTGGTGTTACCTCCGTGAGATTGCCAGTGAGTAGGTGATTGCTCCAGAAGTACCAGTGTCAACTGCGTTTACACGCAAATAACGATTGATTGTTCCTGTCGCAGATTTTTGTTCTGATGTTTCAACGCCAGCAGATACAACTGCAAAAGTAATTAAATCTGCAAAGGTGCTGTTGTCTGAAGAATGTTGCAACTTAAAAGTTGTTGAACCATTTCCAGTGTTATCAGTAACGTGCAGATTTGCCACTATTCCATTGGCGCTACTAGCGGTATTGTCATTTACGGTTGAATTAGCGGTTGCACCTGCGGCTACCGATACGCCACCAGAAATGATTTTTCCTGCATTTATTCCTCCATCTAATTGCAAATCTGAGGTAACTGTTACCACGTCTGCAACTGGTGAAGAAATTTCATATGAGTTTGAGCGACTTACTCCAAAGAAGCAAGGCTCTCCAGCAACTAATCCAGTGGTGCAGATAGTTACAAGTGTTGAACTTGCATTTGTCAAAGCACTGTTTAGAGTTGTGTCATTTATTTCGCCTTCAAACATTCCACTTAGGGAAACCGTGGCATCTTGTAGGGATGTAATGTAGGTCTTTGCGTTATCGCCAAATGCTGTGGTTTCGGAGGTTTCCGATGAACTGGACATTGACGCTTCATTTAAGTATGAAGAAAGATTGTAATTACCAAAAAGAACTGCTGTCTTTTTACCGTGACGGAATGTAGGCATTATTCAGCATCCTCTTCAACGGTTTCTTCAACAGCAACAGTTTCTTCAACTGCTACTTCTGGTTCTGGTTCTGGAACAACGACAGTTTTCTTGGAAGTCTTTCCATCAACTGCTTCAATTAGACCTTCAGCCAAAAGCCATGTGATTGAAGAACTGGGCAGGTCGGATACTTCGTCCCCTGCTTCAGCACGCTTGTTTGGTGGATAATCCAAGCCAACAAGTACACGATACTTAGCCACTTCTTGTCCTCTCTTACGGCAAGGCGAAACCCCTGCCATAAGACCACATTGGGCACGAGAAATGGCTGGGGACACTAGGTCACGTTCGCTGTTTAAAGCATACGATTAGTACGCGACACGCCAAAAGGAAACGCCGAGCCAAATTAATGACTCGGCGTTTTTATCTGCTCAGAAGGGAGGAGATAAGTAATTCCCCTAGGAATTACCTTTACCCTAGATGATTATTTATTTTTTAGCAACTTAGACCTTAGCCAATTTTTTGTTAGCGTCTGAACATCTGGTTAGCAAGGTTGAATTAATTCCGTTGTAAGTATCAAGTCCTTTTACGGTTCCCTTTAAGTCAATTACGTCACCAACATTGGCGCTGAACGAGCCACTGGCAAACCACTTGAATCTGGCACCCTCAGCAACAAAGGTGTAGATGTTAACCCATCCGTAAGCACCGTCAAATCCTGCATAATCAACAACCTTGGCTCCAGTCAATAAAATCTTGGCTCCAGTTTCAGCAAACTGTTCTTCAATGGTGATTTCACCCTCAAGCACAGCCTTTTCTTCGGCTTCTAACTTGGCTTTAAGCGATTCCAACTCAGCCTTTTTAATAACTGGGATGATTGAGATAAGAAGACCAATTGTTGAAGGAAAAGCGTATTTGCTGGAAAGAGCAACTTTTAAGTTATCAAAGTAGTTTCCGTTTTTGTCAGCCACAAATTCAAGACCTTTTGCAATCAACTCCTCAGCCTGAGCAGTGTATTTTCCTGAATTTAAGGAATCAAGACCAGCAGTAAACGGTTTATCTCCGTATTTAGCAATGGCTTCTTGCTTAACTTCAAAACTGTAGTTAAGCACATTGTCCTTGGTGGAATTTATGCAACTGGCGCTTACATATCCACCCACAATTTCGTTGACTACCACAAGAGCCTTTTCCAAGGTGTAGACACTGGTTTCGTAACCCTGACTACCGCCACCAAATTGTGATGCTATTTCGTTTTCAAAATCCTCAAAAAGAACTGGACTGTAAGACCATCCAAGAAAATCCTTAGTACAAGTAGAACCGACTACCTTGCGAACTCCTTCAGCGTTTTCTACTACAATCTGGTAGTTACGCTTCCGATTAATTCCACAGTGGTCACAAGCATTTTGCTTGATTATTGAACGGTCAATTTCAGCACCCTTGTAAGTTGGAGCAACTTTAGTGATGAAAACTTTTTCTTCAGGAATCCATTCAATTACTCCGACAAAGTTCCAGCCACCGATTGAGTAAGGACTTCCGCTTACTACAAGGTAAGTTACACCTTCAGTTTTTTCAATCGAAACTTGATAGCCACCTTGCAAACCCTTTTTGTTGGCGCGACTTGCAAGTTTTTGAGCCTTAGCAAGCGATAATGACGCCTGAATTGGGTCAACTGCGAATTTTGCAATCTCCATAATTACCACCCTTCCCTTCTATAAATATCATAGCACAACCGTAGTTGAGATTAGCGATAACCAGCCCCATGAATTGCCTTGTAAATGTTGGAGATTTGGTCTTCTAAACGAGCCTTACGCGCTTCTGAGCCTTCTTCGTTGTAAAGAAAGGCTTCAGCAGATTGAAGAATGTTATCTAGTTGGGCTATTTGTTGAGCATCGAACTCAACGCTAATTTTAGAACCTATTTGAATACCCATGGTGTCCCCTTCCGACACTTTAATGGTACCACAACTACGGTTTAGTTAAACCCTCATTCTTGAGTATTTCGCGCTCTATTCTTTCTTGCCTAATCATGGCTAAAGTAAGCCAATATCCAATGCCGTCAACTGGATTGTCCATCTTGGGCTTGTGGATTTCACGGGCTATTTTCATGCCTTCCATACATAGGCAAACCTGCTCTGCTGTGACCTCTATTCCGAGGATTACAGACCAGATACGCGCCGCTCTGTCTAGGTTGTCTAATGGGTGCCCATAGTCATCGTTACGGTCTCCAAAGACCAGTTCTACGGCTGTATCGGCTATGTCTCGTGGGTCAATCATTTTAGAACTTCCAAATCTGCTACTCGGCGGTCAGGATAGACGGCAAAGGTTAAAACTCCCGCTTCGCTGGACTCACCGCTTACCATAAGCCACCATTCGGAACCAGAATCCAAGGATGGGGCTTGCAACCACATACAACCGCCCCAGTCAGCCTGACGCAGATGATGGTAATGACCAGTAACCAAAATGTCGGAGTTGCCTACGCTTTGTTTTCCGCCAGCCATTTTGTTGTACCAAGCGTGCAACTTGGCTTCGGCGTTGGAGCCTGAACGGGCAACGTGACCATGGGTCAATCCAAGAATCCAACCAGCAATTTCAACTGTGACGGTTAAATGGTCTTTTGGAATTATGAACTTGACGTGCCCATAAGTCTCAGGATTGGTAGCCAAGATTTCAGCAACCTGTTCAACAACGGCTAGGTCATCGTTGTCCCCAAATGAGGTGTAAGCCTTGCCCCCCGAATTTCGGTTCTCGCCATGATTACCGCCAACTGCTACAACTACAACTTCAGGGAACATCTTTGACCAGCGAATAAGAGCATCTCGGAGCAATCGCCTTGTAACTTTTACTTGTTCGCGCCTATCCAACTCAGTGGAAAATACCTGCATTTCGTAATGACCAATACATCCTTCAACGGCGTCTCCCGTCCACAAGACATACAGGGAACCTAACGGGCGTCCTAGTTTGCGTAATTCCTTAACTCTAGATTCAACGTCATCAATAGCCTTAAGGATTCGGTGAACTGTTGCAGTGGTTCCTTCTTTACCAATCTGCCAATCGGCTAGAACTACGCAAAAAGAACCTTCGGCTGTGGCTATTTCTTTCTTTGCTGGTTTGTGCTTCTTAATTTCATCAATAAGTTCTGATACATCAACGGTATCTTGCCGAACTTTGCGGATTACTTTGGCTTTCCATTGGCGATACAAAACTGGACCCTCTGGGGAGCCACCATGCCAAGCATTGAAAAGCACTGGTTCAACAATTTCGAACTCATCAGGGTTTAATTCAAAGATAGATAGGACAGCGTTCCATTGTGGTGGGTCTGTTCCTGCAATTGGGTCGGTGGTTACGGTTCCAGCGTCACCGTTCCATTGGAATCCAGATGACCAATCGGCGCTTTTCTTACGATTGGGTTCTAGGGTTTTGCCCGCTTCTACGGGTTCAAGAAGTTGATTTACTTCTTCGTCAAATGTCATTTAGGACACCTGCAACCGCCACCTTTAAATCTTCGCCTATGGCGTTGAATGGCGTAATGGCTAACTGACAAATCGTATTTTGTAAGCAATGCGGAAATTTTACTTGCTGAAACCTGAGTTTCGTCTATAAGAGTTGTTAGTTTTTTGTAGATTTCGGAATCTACTTCATCTAGAACAAAATAAACGGGACATTGAACTCGTCCACTGGTTCCCCGTTGAATAAGGAATTCAAGTTCGCTATTTAGCGCCGTTTTCTGCTTTGCACCTTGAGCATCTGATACTCCAAGGTCTTGTAACTGAGAGGGCGATAATTCTGTTGCATCTCCAGCATCTAGGGAGGTCATCAGTTCTTTCACTCTTGCCATAAACGTCTTTCCCTTCGGTCACTGTGTCACCTCAAATTGCACTTCGCAATCTAGGCAAAATGACACCTTTCCTCCACCCATTGTTGCAACTGTTTGTAGTTTTGGGTGAGTACAGACCTCTGGCGTGTCGTTATTTTCTTCAGTTTTTGGTTCTGCAAGAGTCGTTGCTAATGCAAGCCGAATAGCGTGCAACTGTGAGATACAGGCATCTATGGCTTGGATACAGGCTAACTCTCGTGGGGTCATGTCGAAACAATTGCCCTGTAGTTTGTGCTAATCATTGGACGGTCATTTTTGTCAAGACCCATAGGCAACACCGAGCCAATAGGAGCAATTCTAAGAACCGAAACTCCAGATAAGGTTTGATTAGCCACGGACGCCAGCAAAAGGCGTATGCTTTCAGCCTTGTCTCTTGCGGTGACGTAATCTTCCCGTGTTCCCCGAACAATAATTTGAATTGCTGGATTATCTAGGATTGTGCTTCCCATGGTGAACTCAGGCATACCGCCTTCGCCTTCGTAGACACAAACGCACGCATCTGGGGTTTCTGGCATACGGCTAAGGAACAAATTTGTTCCAAGAGTGCCTTGACCCTGAGCAACTAAGTAATTGCCAACTGCTTCTAAAATTGTATTAGCCACGAGGAATCCTTAATAAAATGTCTTTCATTCTCATACCGATGTTTCTGCTAAATGTTGGTGCACGTTCGTAAAGAGGTTGTTCTAGATACTTACGTTGGGTTGGTTCGGCGTGACGCGCAAAGCCTTCATGGACAATCATTGCATAAGCCGAAGCAGGTCCACCGTAGGAAATCTCAACATAGGAAGTTTTTCCATCGGCTTGAACTGGGGAAACGTATCCAGAACTTCTCAAAACACCAGTATCAACTGGAACAAGCATTTGAGAGCGAGCAAAAACAACTGACGCTTCTTCGGCTAGAGCCATGGAAAATGAGTTGCGTACATCTGTTTCTCTGCCAGCCTGAACCAAGCCATTTACAAGTTCGGCTAAACCTTCAACCTGAATGTGGGGGGAAAGTTTGGAATTTTTTTTAGTGTTAATGTTTGCTTTAGCCATTTAAGCACCAAAGTAAATAATGACGTGATGCTCTAGGTCAGTTTCGTCAGTAATGCTATCAACAGCAATAATTGGAACAGTTATTCCATCTACAACCATTTTGTGCTTGACGGTTACTGAAGGAGAAACAGCGCCGTAACTGGAAAACTTTCCAACTGAAACAACGTCCCGACCATTTATGTCTTTCATCATTTGAGTTTTGTACGATAGACGTCCAGTTACACTCTGGGATGTGCCTGAAAAAGTGGTCTTTCCATAAGCATCACGGGAACTTTCAGCAAAAAATGTTGCACTATCCTGCATCATTTCAGCCAACTCAGGGTCAATAGCCATGGTTAACTACCCCTGTTGTCGTCTATACCAACGTAGAAATCGCTCTTACGGGAATCAAACGTGCGTTCCCTAGTTCCCTTAAGTGAATTTGCATTTACAACTGGGGCTGATGGATACAAGCGAGCACGCTGGTTAGCAATCTGAATTGCCAACTCACGGTACTGACCAGCCTTGTTTGAGTAAGACTTGGAAATAGATAAATCTGCTACCGACTTAGAGGTTGAATCTGCAAGGCGAGTGAACTGACCAGAAATGGTCTCTGCTCCAACTCGTGCAACTTCGTAAGGGTTAGTCCAAGTAGCAATTAGGTAATTGATTTCTTCATTGCTTAAAAGTACATCAGTAGAATCCGTGTCCTGTAAAAGGAAACGAACTAAATCCAGACTCGAACTGGATGGATTGCCTGAGTAACTAAATGTCATTTTAAGCCTTTCTAGAAACAGAAAGGGCGACCTCCGTGAAGGTCGCCCCACTGCTTATGCTTCGGAATCTTCCTCGGCAACTGCCTTCTTTTTAGCAGGAGCCTTTGGTGTGCTTTTCTCTTCTGTGGGTTCAACGCCCTTCAAAAGAGTGGGACTCAGATACCGCATAGTTACTAACTTATCGGCGTGCTTCCAGCCTGATACCTCAACGGCATCTCCGACCTTTAGCAGAGTCCCACTCTGTTCGAATGGGCGCAGTACCTCACGATACTGCTTCGTAGTCATTAGGCTACGATGGTTGTCCAGAAGTATCCTAGGTCAGCGGCAACAACCTTGTTGTCAAACGCGACTTCAGATTCAACACGACTTGCCTTGATGGTTTCCATACGGAACTGTGAAGTACCAATGGTCTGTCCAAGACCGCCAGATACACCATTCCAAGAGAAGATGTAACCTGCGGATGGAGTCATAAGGCCAGGAGTTGGAGCAACGTGGCAAAGAAGAGCAGACTTGCCGACATTAAATGCCATTGCGTCTGCGGCGCCTTCCTTGTTGGTTGCCTTTACTGACTTAGCGACAAGCACGCGGTCAACACCAAACATACGAGCAATCATGTCTTCAGTGATTACGTTGGATGATGTGTACTTGATGCGGTCAACTAGGTCTGGGTGATTCTTCAACTTGCGGAATACCTGATATCCAAGAACAAGAGTGTTTGGCTCGTATCCTGTGGCTCCAAGAATTGTTTCCTTACCTGCTTCTACGTCTTCTAGTGGGTCAGAGTTAGCAAAGTCAGACCATTGCTTAACTTCTCCAGTTGAAGGAGAACCTGAAACACCAGTTACGTCAGTTCCCCATACGCCAGTTGTGACGAAATCAGAAACAAACTGAATTTCACGGCGAAGAAGTAGGCGGTTAGTAACGAACTCAGCGGCTTCGCGTAGTGGTGACAACGGAGCATCTGCGTTAGCAAGTGTCTGGTCGCCCACATCCTTGTGGAAAGCCCATACGTCAGCATTGTATGAATCAGTGGTTAGACTGTAGCCCGAACCAGCGGATTCAGTTGCATCTGCACGGCGCTGTGCTTCGTCACGGAACCAATCGTTCTTGGTGTACTTGAAGAACTTGTTGCTCTTCTTGTCAACTGGTACTACTGGGAATACCTTGTCTGCAATGTAGTTCTCGGCTCTTTGCATATATGCTACCGAGATGTTTGTCAGAATTGCGTCAACGTGGACGCTATTCAAATGTGGCTGTGCCATGTGTGATTATCCTTTTCTCGGTTACTTAAGCCGCGCGACCTGCGTTAGCGCAAGCAACTACAACAGTTACGATTTCGCCTGAAGCCCCGCCAGTGATGGCTTGACCTAGAGCGTACTTGGTTGTGTCAGTTCCATGAACAATTGCTACACCAGCGCCAGTTGACGATGGGCTAACAATTGCGGCGGCGGCAACGGTGCCACCAAGAACCAACTTGGAACCACCAGCAATAAGAACTTCTGCTTCTTGTCCTGATGTTGGTGCGTTCTGAAGAATTCCGATAGGTAGGTCAGTAGCGGCGGCTACTGCGATTACCTGACCAGATGAATTCAACTTAACGAAGTTGTATTGCTTTGCGGAAAGGTCTGCACCCGCAACGAGTGTTGCCTTTACGCTGTAATTACTGAATTCGTATGCCATGAGTTAGGCACCCTTCTCGTTGAGGTACTGTGCGTACAGTGATGGTTGGGCAACTGCAAGGTCAGACAATGCCTGTTCTACAGTTGACGCTTTGCCTTCGGAAACAGCAGACTTAGCCATTGATTCCAACTGGGTAAATGCGTTGCCAGAAGTACCAGTCGTGCGACCAATTTCGGCAAAGATGTCAGCAGATTCAGCCTGAGCGTTTACACTCTCAAGAACTTCTGTTACTGACTTTGCTAGTGATTCGTCAATCTGTGCTAGACGGCGAAGGGCTGGGCCTACTTCTTGTGCGTCTAGTGATAGGTGTGACCAACCACGAGCCTTTTCGATTGCTTCGGCATCTGCGTGTGCCTCGCGCTCTTTGTGAAGAACAGTTGTGGCTTCGTCAGCCTTTGCCTGTGCTTCTTCTGCTTGCTTACGCAATGATTCAAATGCCTTTTGAACTGGTTCAGGTAGGGACTTCATTACGTCCTCTTCCTCAACGGGGGCTTCCTCTGCTGGCGCTTCGGTTGTTTCCTCAGCGACTTCTTCGGTTGCCTCTTCCAGTTCGGCAATACGTTCTTCAGCCTTTGTAAGAAGTTCTAATGCTTCTTCTAGCCGATTTTCGATGCTCTCCGACACGGAGTCCTCCTTGGAAACGGATGATTCAAGAACTGTCTGCACGTCTGAAGGGTTTGCCGCTTTCATAACTAACCAACCATCGTGAAGATGGGCTGGGTAATCTACTCCACTGGTTTCCTCAATGTTGAGATTAACCATTTTGCGAGTGCGAGAAAACGCCACACTAACTCCTATGTGCAAACAGAGCGGGCGCCGTTCCTGTTATTGAACAGGGCAACATTCCGCTAGTCTTGATTGATTCAAAATAACACAATGGGATTACACCACTATTGTGCTAATCGCAATGGATTCGGCGTGTCGCCTAATCGGATTTTTCCGACTCGTCTTTCTTTTTCTTTTGGCGCTTAGGTGGCATCAAAGTATCTTCGTGAACTGATTCTGAGGTTGGGCCGTCAACGGGCATTGCTTCTTTATTGACTGGCAAATCAACTTCCAGTCTTTGAGCGCGACCACCAACTGAGTAACCGCGAAGTTTGCCAGCCTTGACCATTTCCCAAGCCCATGGTTCCCAGATAACTCCAAGAAAAACCGTATCTTGCGGGAATGTAATTTCTGCCGAAGTTCCATCTGCTTTTTGCATTGGAACCGCAACTTCATACGGCCACGCCATGACTTCAACCCATTCACCAGCAACAACTTCCTTGTCGTGCTGTAGGCGAATTCGGCGGTCTCCACTACGAACATAATCCCAAACGGATTTCTGCAACTCAAGAGAATCCGTCCATTCGTTATGGGCGTCAATTCGGTCTGGAACGTACATTGGACCTAGTGTGTAACGGCGCTCTTCAGCCGATTTGGACACATAAGAAACTTGTTCCTCAGCGTCTAACTCAGCATTTAAACGGTCTACATAACCATCACTTAAAAAATCTAGGCTGTAATCGGCGTCAGCCCATTCGGAAGGAACTTCAAGCATCATGCCGTCAGCCTTGTACTTTTGAGCACTTCTAGACATTGATTCCCAAGCCACACGGCTTTGCTCATCAGTAATAAGTTTTGTTTCGGACTGCGTGACGCCAGCGTTAATTTCAACAATCATTTTGTAAGCAATTGACATTTCCATTAAATTTTGCCTACCTTAAACTCGTCCCACATTGCATCTAATTCATCTGGAGTAAATTTTGTAAAAGCCTTATCAATGAATTCTCTATAGGCAGTACGGTCAATTACTTGAACAGCAACTCCACGATGACCTACTGCAATAATAGGCGGGATTGAGCCTTTAGCGCCATTTGTATCAAATAGAACCCAATTATCAAATTTTGGTGCCATGTAAGGAATAATGTCCGAAACAGATTTATGCGCTTCTAAGAAAGCCCATGCTGGTACTAATCCTCGTGTTTCACTTTCTACTGCTCGATTCATGTTACGTTGCCAAGCATTTTCAATTGAAGCATGAACATAAGCACCATTTACTGTGTACCCAGCGTCACGGGCTTGGTCAATTTTAGATTGAAGTTTTATCGCTTTTGAATTTCCAGTGCCATCTAGCAATACATCAAGACCTCTACTAAAGGCTTGGCGTTGAATAATCTTTGCAATTGCTGAAGATTCTTCGTGAGTATATCCAGCGGCGTCTTCTTTAAGACCAATAGAAACCATGTATTTAAACTCAGGAAGCATTGACTTAATTTCATCTGGGTCAACCATGACAAAATTATCTGCTGGGATTTTTACGCCGTATTGGTCAGCCTGATTCATGGCAATAGGGTTTTTTTGAACCGTTCCCTTACCAGAACCGCCACCGCCACCCATTAACGTAAATGTTGGATTACCCGTTGGAGTAATACCTTTAAGGTGCTCTTTAACAATTTTGTCATAGAGTTTTTCGCGTTCGGCAGTAAGTTTGTAACCGCCCTTGCCATCTGGAACAAGGTGTTCCCACATTGAATCTCGACCCTTTTTAATGGCGTCACCATTAAAAGAAATGCTCTCTGGTTTATCCATCTGAGAAGTACCAGCCCAGTTACCATGAGATTCTTGGTCATGCTTACCTGCTTGGTGCTTACGAACCGAAGGGTCAAGCAAATCTTCTGGAATAATCCAAAACTTGCATAATCCCATATGGTCAATTAGTCCAGTGACTATCTCGCAACCTTGACCGCCTTCATAAAAAACGCAATTAGCGCAAATCATTCCTTCTTTGGCAAATGGGCTTTTTTCCATGTAGTGAGCGCCGTTAGCACCAGTGCCTTGGTCAAAAGAGCCAACTCGGTCAACAACGGCTTCAAGGGTTTCGTAAAGCAATTTCTGGGTTTCGTTGAGACGCATTTCTACTTCGTGAGACTTTTCAAAAGCGTCAAACTTTAAGGTGTATCCGTCAACGGTAAGCAACGTAGTTTTTTTAACGAACTCAGGATTGCCTAGGGATTCAATTACTTGGTGAGCAATGTCCAGTGGCATTTGGGCAATAGCCTTGGCAACTGGGATTTGTGCCTCTATTTCTAACTCAATAACTGCCCGATTCCACTTGTCGTCTTCGTGACCGTGCTCAAGACCGCGTGCGAGAATTTCAGTAGTTACAGAGTGGTGGGCTTCAAGAACTGCTGGGTTTGCCACGTCAGTATGCAATGATTTATGCAGTGTTTCCAACTCAGCATCATTAAGATGCGAGAAACCTACAGACATTAGAACTCCTAGTGGTGGCAAACCTTATGCCACTTTAATGCACACTAGGTACTATGACCCTATTTCTTAGTCGTGTTTCTTTATTGGCGGTTTAACAAATACAGTTAGTTTTTCTTCGCCTGAAGACCGCTCCAGATTTGCAGTGCGTATTCGTCTATCTCGGCGTCTGTCATCTCGGAGATGTTCTTCAACTCCACCATCTTGACTTCTTTTTTCGACAATTCCAGTTCCTCCTGTATCTATCTCACTTAGGTTAGCAACGTCCCAGATTGCTTTCTGGTTACGTTCCCGACCTATCCTTGTTGCTTTGCTTTTGCTCTGAATGTTTTCAGATACGTCAAGATATACCTTACCCTCATTTAACCATGTCCCAAGATAGTTTTTTCCGTTACCTAGGTCGTTCTTGTGTCTTTTCATGTAAGCAGAAAGGATTTTTGGACCTTTAACTGGGTCATTAAAGTCAACTTCGTCAACAATTTTGCCGAAACTTGGTGGTTTTGCCACCATGTAACCAGTTGTAGGCATAGAACCGTCAACCATGTTGATTGATAATCCGCCCCATTCTTGAGTAAATCTAACAATGTCGGAAGCCACACTTGGGCTTAATCCAGTGCCCCGAACTCCATGAGATTTCTGGTCATGCTGACCTGCAAGGTGCTTTGTAACAATTTCTTTTTTGCCAATTATTTTTACTGGTTTATTAATTCTAAAACTGCCAACATCAGCAAAACCATAATCAACTTCTGGGTCTATTTCTAAATAATCATCATCAATACTCTCAACTTCATAAACATAATTTTTTCCCTCATTAAAATCTTGTGCGTAACCAGATGCCTGACTTTCACTTGAAGTTAAATAAACATAGTCGGCATTATTGAACTCTTGAGGGTCAATGTCTGGGTGCGAGCGGGGACTTTTTCCTGTTTGTGAGGGTGGGCGAAGATAATCTCCAATTTGTAAATCTACGTTAGAACCATGAAAATACCTTGCTCCGTGGCTTAATTGGTCATGTTGACCAGCCTGATGTTTTTTCATTTCGGTTGTGAGGATTCCCTTGATAACCGCTAATTCGAACTCAACCCAAGCCTTTTTAAGTGGCTTGTTGCTTTCCCCAAGACCAATTGATTCAATTCCGCTTGCTTTGTTCCATGCTAGAACCACGTCAATAAGTTCCATGTGTGTCATGTCAACGCGCAAGACAGGAATGGACTCACCTTTATCTTTGAAAGAAAGAAAGGCTGACGCCGCCCAACGGTGATGCCCGTCAATTACATAATTGTCAGACGAAATAACAATGCGAGCACCGTCACCTTTTCCATGACCGTTTTCTTTTATGTCCCGTGCAATTTTTCCAGACTTAGACGCTGAAATTTCTGCTTGAATCGGGTGCAATTTTTGAGGAGAAAGGTCTTCTCTGGTAACTGCAATACCGCGATTAGTCATTTCTACAAGGAACTCATCTTTTTGGTCTTTAGGAACTTGTGGCATTTTGTCGCGCATAATTCCCAAGTTGTCGCGGGTAAATAACTGAGTGCCAACAATTTCAAGGTTAGTTAAGTCAGGATTATCTTTACGGTCAGCCATCTGGTCTAACCAAAATTCAGCGTCAGTAGGGACTATTTTGCCAACTTCACCTTTAATAACTTTGTCTAAGGCGTCTTGAACACCATACTTAAAATCAGATTTGTTGTTATTGCTTTTGTCGGTATCCCATGAGCCGTGAGTGGCTTGGTCGTGCTTACCCTGTTGGTGCTTGAGCAAAATGAACTCAGTACCCTGTTGGATAGCAACAAGGCGAGCAAAACGGTTAGAACGTGACATGAGGATAGATTACCCCATGACGATTGCTAACTACTGGTCAACTCGCTTCCAGTCTCCGACCTTGGTGAACATATCCATGAGACCAATTTCGGTGCGTCTGCCATTTGTCAAAATAAGAAAACCTTTTATGGCACCATCGTTATCAATAGAATCAAAAACAAATTGGGTGCCGTCAGCCCTTACAGAAATTACTTGTCCTTTTATCATTTATCTACCCTTCTATTATGAATCGTAGCCGACAAATTCAATATCTGGAAATACTTTTGAAAAAGCATCTGCATCAAAATCCATGTTTCCGTAAGGAACGTAGATTTTTTCAACATCTTTTAGGGATATTCCACCAAAAGTTTGAGTTTCAAAATAACTTTTATCTGTAAAATCTTCTGCTCCGCTCCACTGCCAAGGATAACCTCTGACTGTAACTTCAGACGCTTTCATAATGTCACTGGTGCTTGGGGTTTTATTTAATTTCATTGGAATAGTTCCAGTATTTAAAGAATCTCCAACAGTCATTGTTGACCTATCTTTTAGATAATCTTTTAATACAAACCTAACTTCTCCGTATTGTGCAACTCCGTATGTAGTTATGCTTTCGTCAAAATCATCAATTGAAAGATACCCGTAAATTGGTCTTTCTGTATCATTAACACTTATGGGAACTGATTGGCTTCTTGCTTCTCCGCCCCTTCTTACCGTGGGGTTATAGTGTCCGTTTGATTTTGCAATTTCAAACTGTGTTTTAAATTTTGGGTCTTCAGAGTCAATCATAATTCCAAAAGAATCAACGTCCATTGCAATGCAAATTTTTCCATTTTCCATAGCGCTTACCACTTCTGGCGCAACGTCATCTTCAAAACTTTTGTATGTATCTTCCTTTTTTATTTCAGAATACGCATCTATTTCATCTTTTAGTCGTTCTGTCATTGCCCTGTATTGTAAATCTTTAGGTTTAATTGTGTCCCAGCCTGACAAGGTAAGAGAGTCGGGAATTGTTTCATCAACATACTCTGTAAAAAATTTGCCAACTTCGGTTTCTTTAAAATTAATGTCATCAACATCTCGTGTGGATAATTTTTCTACAGCGTTTTGAAATCGTAAATCCAAAGTAAAATCACTTACGTCTCCATGTGCCCAACTGCCGTGAGTGCTTTGGTCATGCTGTCCAGCAAAGTGTTTGGTCAACTGTTTTTTGTTTATCATGTTGAGCAAAAACGGTTAATCAGTAAAACTTGCTATTCCTTTAGGCATTAGGCATCGCACTTTCTACTGTAGTTAGTTCTTTCCATAGTAATTCAATTTTATCGGCGGGTATTTGCAAATAATTAGAATCAGAAGTGTCACGCTCAAAACCCATGCTTATCCAAAAAGGAACTGCTTTGTCTAATGGATACAACTGCAAGCCCATTTTATTTTTGTAGGCATAGTTAATTGCTTGCCCATAAAGCATACTTCCAGCACCGTCTACTATTCCAGTTGTACCTAGGTAGTGCATTTCAATAATGGGTTCACCGTTAGAATTGCTTTCAAATGATACTGCCATTGCTCCAGCAACATTTCCTTTATCGGTTAATAAAACAGATTTAAAAGCAAGTTCTGGATTATTATTTTCCCAATCCATTGCTCTAGAGGTCATTAAAAATCCTTCAGTGTACAAAATTTCATCAATGTCTAAATCTTCAGTTTTACTAGCAATTTCAGTAGCAATGTTTTCTACATTTTCAAATAGTTCTAGTTTTCTTTTTGAGTCTTTTATGAACTCTTGCGTTACACCTTGTTTTTTAAGACCAGCGGTTTTTTCTGAAATCTTTCCAGCAATACCAGTAGCCCAACTGCCATGCGTGCTTTGGTCGTGTTGCCCCGCTAGGTGTTTCATTAATGGGGGAACTACATAAACAGATGTTGGCTCAATTTTTGCCGAACGCTTAACGCCTAAGTCTGGATAGACAGCACCAAAAGTTACATTTTCAAGAATCATTCAAACACGCCCTTGCCGTCTGTCCTGTAAGTAAAAACATCTAAGAGGTTAGCCTGTTTGTCCAAACCTTCATTGCGTAAAAGGTGCTTCCAAGTTTCAAGGAATGGCAGATTATGACCACCGTTCTGAGTTGCAACTTTCCAGTTTCCTTCAAGAATGTGCGACATTTCGTGTAGCAAAACAAATTGGCTAACTCCAGATGGTTTGTAAATCATAACTGGAATTGCTCCGCCGTAAAGTGGGTGAGTATCTGGACTCACATCTCCACGGGTAACTCCTGCTTCAATTCCGTCAACTAAGTATTGTCCAGTGGTATCGGGGTGAAGGCTAAAAACCCTATCCCCGTATCCGTACTTAGTAAATACGCTTTCCATGTACTCGTTAATTTCTTGCTTGTCGGTAAATACTTTTCCTTGACCGATGCTTTTAAGCGCTCCTGAATCAAGTGCCAGCCCTGAACCCATTTCAATGTTTTGGTCATCTGGGGCATCTGTTGGTTGCAAGTCGCTCCAATCAGAACTGCCCTTAAAAGTTTTTGGTGTACCGCTTAGATTATTTGGTTTGAACTGAGCACCGTTACCAGTAGCCCATGAACCGTGGGAACTCTGGTCGTGCTTGCCCGCTAGGTGCTTTTCCAAAACAAGACTTAAACCCTTGTCGGAGTCATAACCAAATCGTTCAACTCTAGGGGTCATTGAACTATCTCCACGTCTATAATCTTGCCACGGATTTGCGTTACTTTAAACTTGCTACTTCTTGGCAATATAAATTCGTACTCAGCCCAAGGGTCTCCTTTAATAAATGGATTTGGAAACAATCCTTTTGTTCCTTTTGGTAAGTGAAATTGCAAAATCATTCCCTGTTTTTCAACTGGAGTTTTTCCATAAACTATTTCTTTTTGACCAGCAAATGTAGCCGCAATTTTTGGATTTAAAGTAGTGGAAACAAACCCTAAATCTTGAAAAGTATCTCCAACTTTTAATTTATTAAAAAAGAAAGAACCCATAACACCTTGGTTTGCTATACCCCGATAAGCAATTACTGGGTCTTTTAAAGGTGGGGCATCATTTATTGCCTTATCAATTTTATCAATTTTGTCTGTCACAAAACTTTTTTCTGGAACTGATGAATCGCGTAATTGGTCATTTATGTCTGTGTGTCCACTGCCCCTATAAAAAGCAACCGCGTTTCCCCTATTTGTATTTCTGTCTTCGCCGTAACCTGCTTCTCTTTGTTGATTTTCTATGGTTGATAAGAAATCTTTAATTTCTGTATCGTCTTCAAAATCACCCATCATCATCATGGATTCATCAGCCCAGTCAAACACATTTTCAAAAATGTCATCCGACCATGACCCGTGAGTTGACTGGTCGTGTTGACCTGCAAGGTGCTTTTCTAGAGTATTAGTAATACCAAAATTGCATGACACAGAAGCAAGAATTATTTTTTCCATTTTTCCTCCTGAGCCATTTTTTCCATCCAAGAGTAAGAATCTTTACCATCATTAATAAACCAATCGGCATACGCTTCAGCATAGAATTCCGCTAAACTGGTTTTTCCGTACCAACTTAAATCGTTTTGTGCGGATTCAAAAAAGGTTTTTTTCCTAGCATCTCCTTCAAATAGCGCTTCAAGGCGAGATTCTTTGTCAGTAACAGATTTACTAAAAACTCTTGCAAAATCAACAACGTGACCCCATTCGTGGGCAAGAATGTATTCTCCGACAGAAGTAACTTTTGCTTCCATGGAGCGTTTCATCCATGAAGTTCTATCTAGAAAATCAGGTTCTTTTTTTTCAAAAACTTCAGGCTTTATGTAGATGTCTGCGACAAGTTTACTGTCTTCAACGTAAGTGCCATTTTCACGGTAAGAAGTGTCTTCAACATAAGTAGTTGTTTCTCCTAATGTGCTAAAACCTGAATACAGTCTTTTATCATCGCTTAAAACAATATTTACTTCGTCCCATCCACTTAAATCGGTGGTTTTTTTTAAATCTCTAACAATAGACAGAAAATCTTTTTGTTCTTCTTCTGTCAAAAATTTTTGAAATTTAACTGAGGTTTTTACGCCATCGTCATCTGTAAATTCATACTTTTCTTGACTGGTTTTAGCATCTTTGCCAGTTGCCCAACTACCGTGCGAACTCTGGTCATGTTGACCAGCAAGATGTTTTTCCATCTTGGCAAAAAAGTCTTCTGCCTTTTTACCTGCAAGAAGGTGGTCGTTGTAAGCCTTGGCTTGCTCATTGGTGAAGTCTCTAACCATAAGACCGTAACGGCGTGATTGAACTGGAGTCATCATAATTATTATTTGTAATCCTGTTCTGCAACCGTAAGCATAGACCTGTCTAAAATAACCAAATATTCTGTTTTATCATCTTGAACAAAATTAACATTGTAGGCTTGAAAACCTTGCGCCGCTAAATTATTTGCCACGCTATTTTTGTGAGTACGGGGAATACTCATACCTTCGTAATTCATAGCCTTTTTAACTTGTTCTTTTGTTGGCATCCTAACGCTTTTTGGTATGTGAATAGCCATAACTTGCCCGTTGCCAAAAGTGTTTGTATCTTCATCTACGGTATCTGCATAAAAACGTGCGCCATCTGGATATATGGTCGCGTAGGTACCATTCCCAAATGCTCCCCAGCCAGCGTAGTATTCGCCTCTTTTAAATTGTTCTACAGCCTGTTCTGCTGTGTAGGATTTGCCATCTTTTTTAAAGTCTGCAATTCCTCTGTAAACAACAAACCCGCCTTCTGTTTCTTGCAGTTTTAATATGTCTGAAACTGTCGCAACTGTTTTAGGTTTACCCGTAAATCCTTGGCGCTCCGCAATAATCTTTAAAGAGTTATCACCGTATGAACTTCCTGTTTTTCTTTCAGTGTCTTCCATTTGCTCTATTAAGTCTTGAGTTTCTTGATTTGGAGTTCCGTCAGGATTAAAAAATACTTTGTCCAACTCAGCAGTGATGTCAACTCCAGCGCCACCGCCAGCCCAACTTCCGTGAGTGCGCTGGTCGTGCTTACCCTGTTGGTGCTTATTAAAATTAAGCGAATCAAGGAACTCATAAGGGTCTTGATTTTCAATTAAAGTAAAGTAATAAAAATCTGCTTTTTGCATCGGAGAAAGTTCCGCAACGATTTTTGCTAACTCACGAGATTGAGTTGGAGTCAATGCCATCATCATTTTATCTCCTCAACCGCAAGCATAGACCTGTCCCAGATTACATAAACAAGACTTTCTTTAGGTTGATTACGAAGTCCCATGGCTCTCATACCTTGTGCACCTCTATAACCTTTTGCGGCTAAGGAAACTCCGAGGTCATCGTCAAGCCAAAAATTTGTTATCTTATCTTTGATGCGCCACCTGTGGTCGCTAACTGCAACGCTAAAATCAAAATTACTCATCAAAGAATTTGGTGGAATTGCTACTTTTATTACTTTTCCATTTGGAGTTCCAGTAGTTCCACGAGCGTAAAAATCCGCAACTTCTTTGTCTGCCGCAAAATAATAGCCGTCTCCTGAAGTTCCTCTTCCACCGTGATAATCGCCATTCATAAATTGGTCAACTATTTTTTCGGCTGAAATTGGGTCTCCCGCAATACTTTCTCCGTCAATTACTCCGCGATAAGCGATTGTCCAACCTTGTTTTTCTAAAGAATTCATTTCTTCGGATGTAACAATTTTTGGTTTTCCATCAAAACCTTGTTTTTTAGCAATTATTTCTAGCGCTAAATTGCCAACATTGGTTCCATTGACATGGGCTTGAACCACCATGCTAGATGCTACTTTTTTTCCTTCTGATTTTAAATACTCTGTAACATTTTTACCAAAGTATGTTCCCAACTCTTTTGTTATGTCTTTAGCCTTGCCAGTTGCCCAAGAGCCGTGGGTCTCTTGGTCATGTTGACCTGCTTGATGTTTTTGAACTCGTGGGTGGTAAGACCACTCATACAAAGAGTTACCGTCAGTGTAGATTTCATCGGCATTAACTGTGTTGCTCAGAATGTCGTAGTCATTGTTTAGGTTGCTTTGACCATGTTGTTCCGCATACTGGCGGTCAATAGTTACCCAGTCACCCACGTTAACTTGTATTGTGCCCTTGGGAACTGCTCGATAAATCTGCACCTTGGCATTTGGGTTTCCGCGCATTGAAGTAATAATCGAATGAACTCGTCTAGCCATTTCAGGCTCTCCGCCACCATAAATACGAGCGCCATCTTTGTCGTAAACATTTTCTGGATAAATAGCACCGCCACCTGTTAAATCATACGCTGGAGCATTTTCTTCTGGGTCTGGTGCGCGGTGAGACATTCGGTAATTGGTATTTACGCCATCACTACCAGTAGCCCATGAGCCATGAGTTTCTTGGTCGTGCTGACCTGCTTGGTGTTTTTGCATCGGCTCGCTTTGACCGTATAACACTCCCCATTCTTTATCTCCAGTAGCCCCGTCACCCCAAGGTATGTATAGAGTTCTTCCATAATTGCTGTTAAATTTTTCGGCTAAGTGGGTTGACGCTGGAGAAATTGTTTTTCCCCAAAAAATAATTTTGTTTGGAAATGAATCATAAATTTTAGTTAATAATTTAGTGGCGTAACCTTTTCCCTCGTCATAAGAATCTATTTGTTGAATTTCTATGTCATTTGATTTTACATAAAGTGCTGTGGCTAGAGTTTTTCCATTATTGTCTTTCATGGATAATGTAGTTCCACTAACGCCATTTTGTTCTTCAAACGTAAATCCAGCCCATGAACCGTGTGAACTTTGGTCGTGACCGCCTGAAAGGTGCTTACGGAGCGGCGGAAATACAAATACAGTTTTCATCGAACAATGCCCGTTCTAATGTACTCAGCATCATTTAAACCTCTGTCAGGTGGCATTAGGAACGCCGTACAGCGACAATGTGGGTGAGCAGGTGGCATTAGTAGACCATTGGAAAAAGACTGGTTCCAACGCACGCTCTCGCCCTCCATTGGGGCACATCGGTCACACGGGGGAACTCCGCCCATAGTTGCGGAAGCAGTTTTCCAAACTTTCTGAGCATTTGGGTCAACCCAGCCACCATCTGAAGCCTGTTGCCAAGCCAACTGACGACCCCAGTTTTGAGCAATCTGAATCTCGGTGCGAGCAATCATTGACGAGCGTGCCTGTATCAAGCGCCTACGATAGGTCTCAGTGACCACCTCAGCCCTTTTGAGCGCCTTTTCGTGGGCTATGCCTTTATTCCTTAGACCCTCGTATTGGCGCGTGTAGTAGCGGTCTACAGCGAGCGCCCAACGTGGGTGCAAACCAATAAATTGCCGAAGCCGTGATGCTGTCAGGTCAACTGGAAGTTGATTCTTAAATGATTCGCTGATTACGGTTCGAATAGCCGAGCGCATTGATTCGTCAATTGCTGTGACTAGGCGTCCCGCTTGTTTGTCTGCAAAGTCATCGGCAAGAGGATTGTTAACATCAAATCGAAGTTTGGTATTTGGCTTACCTGTGATTGTGAACTCATTGCCCCAAGATGGCGTGGCAGAGATTGTTGGTTGAATTTCGTCAACCGTTGCTCTACCAGAATTATTTATGACCGCAAGAATTCCTTGGCGCAAAACTGTTTGTAAATCACCAATGCTGATACTGGTTAAAACTTTTGTTAAGACATCTGGTTGCAAGTTAATAATTGCGCGAGCCATTGCATCGGCGTCAACTGTTCTACCCAAGCGATAAAGCGAAGTCTTAATGATGTCGTAAAGTTGCTGTTCAGCCCCAGTAAACATCGGTTCCGTAGAAACACGGGGTCGGGCTTTGCGAACTATGTGTCCCACAATTGCCCCTAGAAAGCGTTATCCGAAGTTGCGTCTTCCTCGGTCATGTCATCTTCGGTGGTGTCTTCCATGTCATCTTCTGGCATTTCTGCTGGCATACCGTCAACTGCACCCGTTGATTCAGCATCGTGTTCTGCTGGAGGTAATCCACCCAACTGACGCAAGTAATCTTCAAGGTTAGGGTCAGTAACAATAATTCCAGCGTTAGCCAAGTTAGTTACATAGTTGCTGATTTCAGTTAGGTCAATGTGTGCGACCTCGCCATAAGTCAAAACAGGAAGACGTGAAGCGTCCATTCCGTTTAAGCGCATTAGGCGCGGAATTGCGTGCTGGTTAATAGTTTCAGCAATGTTCTTGGCAATTGCGTCAACTGCCATTGACCACAAATCCATCTTGGCGGTACCAAGTGAGAATGAGCCAACTTGTTCGTGACCAAGCAAAATGAAGTCAGATAGAACCGACATTGAAATGCGCTGGTCGTAACGAGAGATAATTTTGTCTGTGTCGAACTGACGATTGCCACCAGTAGAAAGCAGTGTTAGGTCAAATAGTTTTTTGCCCGACTCGTCATACTGAGCAGGGAAAACTACGCCCTCCTGCTCGTTGCGCTTGATGTTTTGAACAATGTCAACAATGCTGTTAAGAACTGCTTTTTGTGCATCTGTAGCGGTTGACGATAAATACTCAGGTGGAACGTAGGCAACTGGAAGTCCAGCAAGGTCTCGCTCAATACCGATTGCTTCAATTTCTTCAACGCGCTTCTTGAAGTAATAAGGGCGGTAAGCATTACGAAGTAGGGAACGACCTTCAGGGTTATTTTTTGTCGCTGTAGTGCGGAACAACAAAGCCTTTTCAATTGGAATTGTGTGAGTGCCACCACCTGAAGGGTCATTCTGGGTCATGCCCTCGATGCCACCATCTTCAGCAATGTGCCAGCGGGTTAAAGATTCTTGGCTACGGATAGCAAATTTACGCCAGCCAATTTTGCCATCGGTGTAGTTCGACTTTCGGGTACTGTCTTTTTCTTCAGGTCCAACTCGGCGCTTGTAAACAAGTTCGTGAAATGAAAAACCAAATGGAAGCATTGAAAGAATTGCAGAAAGCGTGCTATCCCATGAATCCGACATATCGTGTAGGCAAGATTCAATAAAATCTGCTATTTCTGCATCTTCATCTTTTGGTGTACCTTCAGAATTGGGTTCTAGGTAGGGGTCAACTCGCCAATCAAGACGAATAATAACTTTTTCAATGGCGTAAAGGATGGAACCAATTACAGGGTCATTGTCAGCCATCTCACGGTAAACACGTTGACCATTTTGGGCGCGAAGGGCTACAAGGAACTCTTCATAAACCGTGCCACCTGCGTGGCGCAGACCAGTAGAACCTAATTCAGATAGGTCTAGTTTTTCTGCCATTTTTCCATCCTGCCAGCGAATACCACTGCATAATACTCTGGTATTCTTGCAATACTATCTGACAACTCGCGCTATTTGATGTAGAGCGTGGCTTCGAAATTAAAGAATTTCCAGAATTTTATTCCCTTGCCAAATCCTGCTTCACGAGCCAAGCGCTCATTTTCATCTGATGTGTTTAAACGCATAATAGAACGCAAGTCCTCTTCTTTGCTCAGAATCTCTTCGGCAGTAAAGTTTTTTCGCTTGAAGTCGTAATGCGCGAAGTTCATTAAGTCTTGTTCAATACCGCCATTTGCGTAAACCTTTTCAGCCCAAATAAAGGCTCCCTTGTTAATCAGGCTGTCATGGATTTTGCACAAAACATCTAAACGAGATTCTCTAGGCATAAATTGAAGAGTAAAGATAGAAAGAACCAAACTGCTAATTCCATAATCCGTAAAATGCTCAATCGGACATTCAAGGAAACGGGTTTTCTTTTCATCCCTTGGTAAAAGGTTCTCTGCTTTGTCAATGCCAATCTTTTGACCTAAGTGCTCAATTTCTTTTAGCAACTTTCCTGTGGAGCAACCTAAATCAATGACATTAGTTTCGGGAACAACAAAAAACTTTGAAAGGCTTAGTACCGAGTCATAAAGCAAATCGTAATTTGGAATTGAACTTGCAATGTGGTCATCAAAATCATTTATGGTCTCAAAAGAAAACATGAAGCCCTTTACCTATCTCTTCAACTACTGGGATTGTTATTGTGCGTCCAAGACGCTCGTACCTTACGTTGTCTGAAACCAGCGAGCCGTCTTCGTAATACTTAGTGAACTCATCTGGAAACCCTTGCAGTCTTTCACACTCAAGCGGGGTTAGTTTGCGAATTACAGTTTTATCTCCGTCATTAAGAGCAACTCCATGGCGGTCTTGAGCCGTCAAGGTAAACGCAGAATCCCCATCGTCTTTTATTCGGCGTCCGTTTTGGCGCTTCTCATCTCGGTTAACTGTGAGAACTGGTTTGACGGTTACATAGGGGACGTTTCCGCCACCCGTTCCCATCTGGGCTAAAAGAGTAGGTGCGATTGTTCCAAACTCTCTAAAGGCTCCGTCTCTTCGACTCCATTGAGAGATTTGCGCTCTTTCTTCAAATTCGCTGTCTCTATCATTTTTTGAACCCGTTCTTCCGATAGGAAATACTTTGGGTCTGGGGTGTCCTCTAAGATTTGCCACAACAAAGATTCGTTCTCTGTGTTGTGGGACTCCGAAGTTTTCGCTGTTAAGCAATTCCCATTGACAGTCATACCCCATCTCATCCAAGACTCCGAGAATGACTGCGAAGGTTTGTCCGTTGTCGTGGTTGAGTAATCCTTTGACGTTCTCAAAGAGAATGTAAGGTATTCGCTTATCCCGTGCGAGCCTAAACATTTCAAAAGCGAGAGTTCCTCTCGTGTCTTCCAATGAGAACCCTGTACGTTTTCCTGCAACGCTAAAAGTGGCGCAAGGAAATCCTCCACAAAGCAAATCTGCGTCTGGTAAGTCTCCAGCGGAAACATCTCTAATATCTCGTGGGTCTGGTGCGTGTCCGAACTGTCGTTCATAGATTCTCCTAGGGGCTGGCAAGATTTCATTTGCCCATACACATTCGTGACCAGTGTTTTCCAAGCCTAAACGGAAAGCACCAATGCCAGCAAACAACTCAATAAATTTCAATTAAATCTTTTCAACCTTGGTCGGGAATAGCGGAGCAGACCAACTGCTAAAATTGTCAGGGCGTAGAGCAATGCGAGCATCGGTTTCGCCCCACACGGTTACAAGAACTTGGCTACCGTCTTCATTGTCAAAAATAAATTGAACTCCGACAGGAGCAGTGTCTAATTCATTCACTGCTCAGGCTCATCACAACTATTGCAAGCAGGTACGTTTCTATCACCTGAAGCCTGTGCATCGTGTGTGGCGTTTTCATTACACCAGTAACAAACTATCTGTTCTATAACATTCATTTTTTCCCTCCCTTATCGCAGTTGATACAAAATCCTCCACAATTACCCCGACATCTCATCAGTTTTGCTGGGGCTTCGTCACAAGAAATACACGGAGCAATTGCACCGTATTCCGACCACATAACTTGCTGGACAGAATTACATTCCATGCAAACTGCTGTTTCCTCTACTGGCATTTTAATTTTCATTATGCGCTTACCTCTATTATTCCTAACTCAATTAAGCCTTGAGCGACACGACCATACGAACCTTGTAACTTCCAAGCCATACCGCTATCTACAAGTTCTTGAAACAACTCATAGATTTCATCGTTTGATAATTCCCCAGATTCATAAGCAATAATTTGATTTACTATTTCCATTTTTTATTCTCCCTTTTCGCAATCGTTAATGCAGAACTCGTAGCAGTTACCTCTACAGCAATCGCAGAACTCTTCGGTGTCAATTCCTACTGCGTATTTTTTTAATGGCACATTTAGGATTGTTGCGTGCTTCTCGCAGATAGCAACCCATTTACCACCGTCATCATCTAAGCCCTCTTTAAGCGCTTTTCCGACATATGCTTTCATGGCAACTCCCTTCTATAAAAAGGATACCACAACCACGGTTGAGATAAACCTATTTCAAGAAAGGATTTTCAACTTCCCAATCTTCGGGATAAACGCTGTCGTATAAGAGTTTTTGGTGTGGGCGTGGTCTTAAAGCAACTGTCAGCCAAGTAACTGCCGACATAAAAAATGAAATCCACCCAATCACGGGGATGGTGTATTGGCGCCAGTAAACGACACCAATAATCACCGCCACCGTGAGAGCGATTCTAGGTACAAAGACCATTAGAACGGAGGAATGTCGTCTTTGGTTTCGGCAATCCACGGGTCTCCTGCTGGGGCTGGAGACGAAGGCTTACCTTGACCTTTGAGAATTTTTACTGGGTCGCGCTTCAAATCAACACCAACACTGTAAGCAGTAATTTTCATCATGCTTCCTTTGGTGCCGTCTTCTTTTTCCCAAGATTCCAATACCGCTTTTCCGTACACGATTACTGGAGAACCCTTGGTTAAAGATTCTGATGCGTGCTCGCCAACTTTTTCCCATGCTGTTACGCGCCATGGTGTTGAATCTGTTGATTCCCATTCGCCAGCGAGATTCTTTTTTGATGTTGATGTAATAACCGTGAATGTAGAAACTGCTTTACCATCTTTAGTAAAACGAAGTTCTGGGTCGCTTGCTAGATTTCCTATTACTGTTACGTTTGCGCTCATTTGTATTTTCCTTTTTAGTGGGATTCTTCTTCTTTTCTTTTTTTTGCACGTCTCTCTCGTGCTTTTATGGCTTCTGGTGTAGTTGAAAAAATTGCAACTACTGGAAGCGGGATAATTCCACGTTCTTTTCTAAGAACTTTTCTTTGTGGAACTGTCGTACCTCCCCAGATACCATCAACTCTATACGCTAGTGCATAGTCCAGACATTTTTCTTGATAATGGCAAGATTCACAAATCTTAATTGCAACACGGTTGGCGTATCGCAATGAGCCTTCTGGGAACCATGCTTCGGAATCTACTTGTGTGCAGGGCTGTGTACCGTCAAAATCTGGATAAGGATGCAAAACTTAGTCGTCATCCTCATCAGCCAAGTAATCATCCAACTCAACTTGGGATTTTGCCAACAATCCAACATGGTGCCAAGGCGGAGCCTTATCATCAGTAAGAGTTAGCGCGTAGTATTCACCGTTAAGGTCAATCCATTCGCTAACTAATACCCATGCCGTTGGGATTGCTCCCTCTGGAAACATATTGGTCTGTATGTGACCGAGCATTGCGTCAACTGGCGTTTTTTCGTTTTGCGCCCTGATGGTTTTTCTATCTTCAGATTCCTGCTCGCTCATGGCGAACAGTTTATCTTTTAACAGACACCTTCTTGAGTTTGAGGCATACAACACACCCAGAAATTAAAAGAATTTTTAGGTCTGATAAGTTTCCGCATAATGGGCATCGAGTAATCCAGCGCTCATCGGATGTCATTAATACCAGCCTTTTTTGTTGGAATGAGCAAGCGCTCCACAAGGGGTTTGGTAACGCTTACTTATGTACTTTAGCCCCCATCTCACCTGAGTCATGGGATTTGTCTTCCAATCAGCCCCAGCAGATTTCATTTTGGACGCTGGTAAGGCTTGAGGAATCCCATAAGCCCCAGAAGACTTATTTTTGGCTTTGTGATTCCAGCCCGATTCTCTATTCCATAGAGTAACTAGACATTTATGTTGTTTTTCGCCCCAGCCGTATTTCGATACTTCTTCGCGGGCGTTTGCAATAATTTGTGATTTTGTAATTGGTTTTACCAATACAACTTGTGTCGGCATTGGCATTGCTTGTGTAGGAATGGATGTAGTAAATAAAACGATTGTAGTAATCGCTAAGGTTTTTCTGATTGACATTGGAACCTCGCTTTCACCTTAATTTTCTCACGATAAAAAACTTTGTCGGATAATAATTTTTTTAACTGTGAATAACAAACTCAACCTGTTGCGTTATTCCTTTATGGGGCAGACGTTATTCGCTATCCACAGTTTTTTGCGACACGCACAGGTTAAGGAAATGGAATTGTTCCAACTTCGATGCCACCAAGGATTCCCATTGCTAAGAAAAACAGAATTATCTGCACGACCATTAATAGATTTTCGCCACGCTTTGTAAGTCTCATTGCTACTCCTTATGTCCACAGTTGCTACACGCTTTTATTGCCTTTTTATGACCATGTGCTTGAGTCTCGCGCCCGTAAACGAACTCTGGCAACACATACACCGAGCAACGGTTACGGCGCTCAGAAAGGCGCTCAATGGCTCCCATTTTATGAAGCACTGAAAGCAATGCTGTCGAAACTCCATGATGTGAAAAATACTGGTCTAACTCACGCCAAGTCATTCCGTATTTACCGCTACACAACAATTCTGAAAGTACAAACTGCTGGCGCTTGATTGTGATTCCAGATTTGTCTAAATCCTCAGCCCGCTCGCGCGAAGTTGCCGAACCTGACCATCCAGATGTTCCCGCATAGGGTAATACTGGCAAGTCATCAATGCTGGTCTGCATTTTCTTCCTCCCTAATTTGGTCTTGAGCCATTAACAAAAGCCCAAGTGCTTCCTCGGCTGTAATGCCGTCATCTGCCCAGTTATTAACAACAAATTGAACGTAACTAAATGGCAATGGAATGTGGTCATTCATTTATGTTCTCCTCAACGTATTGAACGGCACTTTGCTTATCTCGAAAGATTCGCGTCTTAGATAGTGGGTGGTCAAACGAAAGTGTTTCATCAATCTTTTCCGCTATCCAAAAGTTTGTCCCGCTTGGATGTCCGTGGGATTCCACTCTCCATCCATTTTTGTACAGGTAAACCTGCGGTGAAATTATGCTTTTAGTTAGCATTTGCAAACTCCTTACTTTCTATGTTTTCCAATTCATTAATCCAATCCGTAACATCTTGCGGATTATTTGCGTATTCCTTAAGTGCGTCTCCAATAAGGTCTAGTTCCTTAAACCCAAGTGGTACATCGCTAATGTGTTGAACCAGCGCCCCACCTAAGTTTTCTTCACTGTGACCAATCAAGTCCAAGAAGACTTGGTAAGGCGTGCCCTTACGGATGTTGAAATTCAGCGACCAATTAACCAGCGCTCGAACTTCTTCGGCTTTATCAGTTTCTTTTTCTAGAAATTCCCAAACATTCATTTGATTAATCCAATCTGCTTGATGCGTAGGCTTCGATTCCGTTGTTGCGAAGGACTCCAGCAATGGTTCCTGCAAAGACTTCTTTGCGCTGTACCGATTGACCGAACTCACGAACCCAGAAATGCAATCCGCCACCGTAGGCTTTACTAGCAATTCCCTCGGCTTTAGCCCAGCGACCAAACGCGGTGTTGCCAGCAAATCCGACCCACGCGAATCCGCATACCCCGTCAGCGACAAAGTAGGTTTTCTTGCTGAAGTCAATGTCGCTACCAAGCGGAGTAGTAGGCGTACCCACAATCATTGGAATGACCTC